AAATTTATTTTTCTAATAGACTGGGAATTTCCCATTAACTTAGAAAATGCAAATATATTTAAACCCTAATTTTTACGTTCTTTAAAAAATTGATTTGCTTTTTATCTTTTGTAAAAGATAGAAAACAAAGTATGACGGAATATAATTCTAAAACAAATTATGAAAAACATTTCATTGTAAATAATTTATCTCTTCCTCATGAAATGTGTAATATAATAAAAGATTATTTATTTTATGATGTTGAAACGAGTCAAAAAATTAAAGCTATGCGTTTGGCAAAGATGCAGATATGTGATTATTTCGCAGAGAATATGCTATTTTATGAATCTGTTGCATGTCATATGTGTGGTAATTTTCAACTTATAACAAATAGTAGTGGTATTTTATCTGCAGGACAAATATACAAAAAAATTCGATGTGAATGTGGCGAGTATTCAATGTGGTTACCTCTTATGACCTAATCTACCTTTATCAAATGTAAGTTTTGCGCAATTTTTTCTAAAAGTTGCATTAGTTAAACTGAACAACAATTTCAACTTTTTCTTTTTTTATACTTTTTGTAGCAGAGATGGATAATTCTTCTCTCTTTTTTCTTGTCTTTGCGTTGTCGTTAATATTTTCCTTTCGCTTAGAAGTGCTATTTCTGGCATTCATATCTTTCTCGATTGTTTCATAGTTGTCTTCAATATATTTAATCACTTTATTTTCAAGAGCCCATTTAAAAAAATTTAATTGGCCAATTGTAGTTTCAATGCACGTTCCATCTTTGTACGGAATACTTATCCTATCCCACCGGCAAAACGGATCAAAACGTTTCTTGCTATATGCTTTTAATTTTAGTTTATAATCCACATATACCTTGAATCTTCTAATATCGTCAATTGCATATAGCGTATAATATTTTTTCGCATAGTTGGTGGCAAACCAGTCGACAATTCGAAGAGATATTTTTGATTCTCCCGTAATGATTTTTAGCATCGTATCCATGTTGTTATCCTTGTTGTAAAAATCCATTAAATTATTCAAGAGTAAATCATTTTGCGTTGTATATATTGGTTTTGATGACATAATATAAATGTAATCTTCGAGGTTTTTTTAAATACTTATTGAAGAAATTGTTCTTTTTTGCAATATTACCGGACTTCGATATTGACTTTTTCCAGGTATATTTCTATAACTCTCTTAGTGATCTCATTTTCTTTATCTTGATCCATAAATTGTTCAATATATTGCGTTGCATTCTTTGAAATACTTTCACAACTACCCATATTATTCAAACACCATTCATATTTCTCTTCCAAGTCACTAAAATCATCATTTAATGGAATATAATGCACGAATGGCACGAGTTTATCTTCCATAAACCAGCTGCATATTTTTGGAACAGGCATCAAGACGACGGAGTTTGATAACATCATCCATTTCAAGTTACTAGCAACATCATTGCCTTCGATTGATATCAAAAACTTATACTCTAGTTGTTGTTCAAGATTTTTATAGTCTCCCAAAAAATACTCATTTTTATCATTTGTATATCCTTGCAATAGTTCATTATACTTAACATCTATATCTGGATTAGAATGGTGTTGAAATTTTCTAACAATCAAATCTCGCATTCCATGTATATGGTTTCCGGTTGAAGCCCCCCGCCAAAGTAACTTATTATTTTTTTTATCAAATTGCTTATCTATATTTTTTATATAATGTAACATTGCAGTGTGTCTTTCAGAGTCTAAATTTAGTAGGATATTATTTGAATTTTCTTGAATCCTTTTTGTTTTTATAAAAGACGGGTATGACTGCGTTTGAAAGTTATCTCCGAATAAACAGAAAAAATATTTATCTGTATTAATATTTGACGTATATTTTATCATATCTCTAAAGTAGGAATTTAAGTGTTCGTATTTTTTTAATCCTTCTTTATTTGATATAAAAACTCTGTCATAATCAAACTCTAACATATTGGCATCAACCTGTACATTTAAATTTTCTAAATTATTTAAGTAATAATTTATTCTGTATTCTTCGGTAAAATTCATTTACTTGTATATAATATATACAAATAAATACATACACATATTTTAACGATTTTATATGTATACTATTTCATAAATATTTTCAGGGCATCTGGTTTCAAAGTCGTGATCTGATTCAAATCCCAAAGATTTTAAGTATTCTGTCATCTCTTTCATTGCCTCATTTGGATCTGAACTAGAAGGTAATCTATGTATAGATTCAAATTTATAACATATTGCCGATTTAATATTATAAAATCCTAAAACTTTATCAACACCCCAAGTGTGTTTATTTTTGATGCTGTTTATTGATAAAAATTTTAAAAAATCTTTGTAGCTAAATAATAATGTATATATTTCTATTCTTTTACTAAATGCTAGAACGTTTGGTTCATGCATATTCATGTATGGATGACTACTTGCGACAATCTTTGGCGAGATAAATTCGATTCCGTACCTATTTTTAATATCAATTAATTCCCAAATATTAATATTGGAAAATTCTACATCATCCATATTATACAAAATATAATCATAATTTTCAAGAATATTGTGATGAGGATTAGTGTACCAAAGCTCAACTAACATTCCTCTTTTTTTGTGCATGTAAATGTTTTCTAAAAAAGGGAAAACAGACTTATTGATCTCCCTTTCTATTTCAGTATCATCTTCGTTATAGCAATTAATAATTATATCAAAATGTAAATTTATATTCTGATAAATTTGCGTAAGATTATTTTTCAAAATTTTTATTTTTATATCTAAATTGGGAGTTCCGATAGCAGATAAGTAATATAGAAGCTTCATTATTTATAATAACATATTATTTTATTAAAATTTACACAATATTATTTTTTATTCTAGACTGCTTAGAGAAGAATTATTCTTCAAGATCCTTTTTCTTTTCTCTGTCAGAATTTGTATTTATGGGTTTCAAGAATAAATCCCTGGCAACTATATTCTTTACATAATCATTTGAATCTAGAAAAGGGTTATGTCCAATCTGACTTATCATTTCTCTCTCTGCAATTTTATTATATGCATCTTCCCTCTTATTTTCAATTTTAAAGTTGTTCTCTAAAAAGGTTTCAGATTCCCAATCATTGCAATCTAAAGAATGTGAGTGTGCCAATTTTTCAAAATTTGGAGGCTTTTCCATTTGAACAGGATCTTCTCGTTTAAAATATCTAGATGTTTTTTCATAGGGTTGTTTTTCAATCGGTGTCCATTTCCATTCCATTTATATACTACAAAATATATTAGTTAGAGCAAATGCACGCTTAATTCTAAAAGTCGTTGCGGATAATTTTCATCTGTTTTGTAAATAAAAATTTTTCACTATTTTGTTTTTTTCTTTTGAGATTACAATCTAAACACGAAATCTCTACATTATCTGATAGATGCCCCTTTTCATTGTCTATTCTATCGAGCGTCCATTGCTGCATTTCTCTAACTAATTCATATAAAATATGCATATCGTTTTTGCAGTAAAAACATTTTAGTTCACTTTCTACAAGTTTATGAACCGCTTCATTTATTTTAATAATATTTTCGGAGTCGTAAAGTTTTTTGGAAATATCCTGTTGCTTATATCCTGCCAATTTTTTTTCAATTTGAGAAATAACTAAAAAATGCATGTTGTTTTTTTTGCCTTCGGCTTCTATCTCTTGTAATAATATCAATTGCTCTTCTCTTTTGTAAATCTCTTTTGAAATATTCCATTTATCTACATCAACGCGCTTTTTATTATGATCGATTCCGGTAGTAAGTTTTTTTATTTTGTACCTATTTGTGGTTCCTGTTATATTAATTTGTTTACATTCGTTCATATTTTATTGTATAATAATAATAATATAAATATCTTCTTAAATCAAGTTAAACTCAACTCTATATATAATCTAATGGAAATCAATGATATAGAGCAAGCAAAAAAAGAAGAGTGTATTGAGTTGAAAAATATAAAATATAAAACTATGCTTTTAAATGGTAATCCAATTATTGAGACAAAATCTTCAAATAATTTATCGAACCTAGATAAATTTCTGGAAGATGAAAAAAATAATAGTAAAAATGAACCATGGTCAAAGCTCAATAAGACAATCAAAACACAAAAATTAATAGAATTTGTTAATAATTACAAGGCTGAAAAGAAGCTTAATGAAGATCAAGAAAAAACTCTGGTATCTTTTTTGAAAGATTGCTTAGATAAAAAACGCCTAACCCGAGTAAAAGATGTTATTTATGATAAGATCACAGGAAATGTAAAAGAAATCCCCGCACTTTTTTATAATAAGTCAACAAAACACTTTACACTTAAAAATTTAGACAAGCGCGTTTCAACGTTGAAAAGTTTGCCTTCAAATAAACAACTGCAATCAAATGTAGAGGTAGAGGTAGAGGTAGAAAAGGCACTTCACGATAATCTCTAGTTTAGAAAAGAATTGATATAAAAACAAAGTTATATAATATACAGAAAAAGAATGTTTTTCGATGATTTGGACGAGCTTTATAATATTTTAGATATAGTAAAGCCTCGCGATGAACTTCCCGAAATAAAAACGCAACAAGACAAGGAAGAATTGCTAGAGACAATAATTGAAGTAATGAAAGACTATATAAACGATAATCCAAGCGCCATGATAGAAGAAGAATTTCACGAGATTTTTATTGAAAATGTTACTGAACTAATGATGATGCAGCTTGGATATGATGAAGAGAATGAAGAAGACGATGACATGGAAGAAAAAAAAGACTTATTGGAAGATATAATTGACGAGGCTGCAGAATATTTTTACAATAATATTATGCCTGAAAGATCTTTTGCCGATACATTTGTTATGAAGGAATTTGATAAAGACAAAATAACAAAACAGCTTCACCACTTACGAAATAAACCACAACCTAGTCAAAGAACTCCGGAATGGTACGAGTTTAGACATAATTTGATTACTGCAAGTAATGCATATAAAGCATTTGAGGGAGAGAGTACAAGAAATCAACTAATATACGAAAAGTGTCAGCCACTTAAAATATCTGAAAGTTCTACATTTGTGAATATTAATACACCTTTTCATCATGGACAAAAGTATGAACCCTTGTCTGTAATGATTTATGAAGATAAATATGACGTAAAAATTGGTGACTTTGGATGCATACAACATGAGAAATATTCCTTTTTAGGAGCATCTCCTGACGGAATAAATATAGACAAAGAATCTCCAACCTACGGAAGAATGCTCGAAATCAAGAATATTGTAAATAGAATTATAGATGGTATTCCAAAAAAAGAATATTGGGTACAAATGCAGATGCAGATGGAAACGTGCGACTTAGACGAGTGTGATTTTTTGGAAACAAAATTTGTTGAATACACAGACTCAGACGAATCAAGTGCGCATTATGCTTTCATTGGCGACGGAACATTTAATACGTCTTCTAGTAATAAACTAAAAGGAGTAATAATGTATTTTGCAAAAGAAGATGGGAATCCAAATTACTTGTATTGCCCTTTAGAAATAAAAAAACTAGAAGATTTTACAATTTGGGAAGAAGCAATGCTTGAGATGTATCAGTCTCCAGAATGTAGAATGACGTGGATAAAAAATATATATTGGAAATTGGAACAAATCAGTTGTGTTTTAGTGTTGCGAAATAGAGAATGGTTCGCAAATAGCGTGAAAAAACTTCAAGAAGTTTGGAACATCATTGAAAAAGAGAGAATATCTGGTCATGAGCATCGTGCGCCAAATAAAAGAGTAAAAAAGGAACTACCTAAATGGGAACCCGTTAATTCTAGCGGATGCCTATTAAACTTTAACAAATCTGAAGGGAAGTTTTTATTGACACCAGAAACAGATTTTCAGAAAGAGAACTTCTCGAAAAAAATAGAGATTATTAAAATAAGAACCGAATCTATAGACGAAACATAGAGCACGCTATTCTTTAATTAAAATGATATAGAATTATTTTTTCATAGTATACTAGATGTCTGATGAAAAAATAAAAATTATAGCTGAGTTAATATCTAAAAATATTGACACCACTGATAATAAATTTGATCTCCTTATGAAAAATATAGAAAGCCATATAGAAGGAACTACTGCATCAAATATGTCTGAATTAAAAGAAAAAACAAAAAATAAAAAGAAAAAAGGAGACTTATTTGAGTCCTTTTGTTTTCTTTATTTACAAAAAATACTAGAACATGATGAAGTGTGGTTTTATAAAGATTTTCCTAGTGAACTGAAAACAAAATTTCATCTTACAAAAAATGATTATGGAATTGACTTGCTATCAAAAAAGGGGACTGGTTATTATGCAATACAATGTAAATACAGAAAACCGCAAGATAAGGTACAGATTATTTCTTGGAAATCTTTGTCTACGTTCTACGCAATGGTTTCCAAATCAGGACCCTGGATAAAACATATAACAATGACAAATGTAAATGGATGTCGTCATATTGGTGAAAAAACGGATAAAGACTGGTCTATTTGTATCGGAACTTTTCGCGGAATAAAACATTTTGGTTGGCTGAAAATGCTTGACTCTGAATCTGAATCTGAATGCGAACCTTCTAAAACAAGTGTTCTTTTAAACAAAAATGAATTGCGAAATAAACGCTTAGAATTTTATTGTAAGGAACCCTAATAAGCATGCGACAAGTTTAGTAAAGAATATTTCCGGGATTTTTAAAAGGCAAAAGATTATATTCTGTATTGTAATAGTTTACACGAGCTCCGGGAGCATCAGGAACTTCACACAAAGGTTTGATGTAATTAGAAGGCATATTTTTTTTTTCTTTGTATAGAGCCCCGCAAAACTCTGCTGGGGTACATTTTCCGTCATCCGGGTTATTAGGATACCTTAAATTATTAGTTATTTGCGCATATGACCCAACTTCAAAGATTGGGTAGTGCCACCAGATAGTAGAAGCAGAGTTTTCAGAAATACCAGTTCGTCCTGTTAAAGGATAATCATCTTTTAACAAAACATCTTCTACTTCTTGTGGAAATTTCTGATTGATCGCTAAAACGTCAGGTTGAAATCCTTCAAGACTTTTTTTAAAAATCGAAGACATAATAAGAAAAAACAATAGAAGTACAAAAATGTCGTATTTAATCATAATATAGGTTTTTAAAAAAACTTTATGATTTATTTTTTAATAACTTTGAATCTATTGTTTTATTTTGACTTAAAAATTTTTCTATAATAAAGATAATAATATGGCAAATGATATGAGAGTAAAAAAGAGAGACGGGCAGCTTGAAGATATAGCGTTTGATAAAATTTTAAATAGAGTGAAAAAGCTCGGTCAAGAAGCGAATATTCAGATTAATTATCCTTCTTTAGTCATGAAAGTCATCGACCAGTTGTATGATACCATACCTACAACAAAAATTGATGAATTGACTGCAGATCAATGCGCATCACTTTCAACACAGCATCCAGATTACGCAATTTTAGCAGCAAGAGTTGTAATTTCAAATCAGCAAAAGAATACAGAAGCAAGTTTTGTTAAAGTCATGGAAGGTCTTTATTCATTTTGTGATTCGAATGGAAAACACGCGCCTCTTCTGTCTCACGATACTTGGAATATTATTTTGAAGAATAAAGAAGAATTAGAAAGTATGTTAGTTCATGAGAGAGATTACTTGATTGACTATTTTGGATTCAAAACGCTTGAACGGGCATATTTATTTCGCATTAATGATATAATTGTTGAAAGAATTCAGCATATGTGGCTTCGTGTTTCTGTGGGAATTCATGGTTCAAATATGTCACTTGTAAGGGAAACATACGATTTGATGTCTCAAAAATATTTTACTCATGCGACTCCGACACTATTTAATGCGGGAACACCAAGGCCGCAGCTATCAAGTTGCTATCTTATTGCTATGGAAGAGGATAGTTTAGAAGGAATTTTTAATACATTGAAAGATTGTGCAAGTATTTCAAAGTGGGCGGGGGGGATTGGTTTGCATATTCACAATATACGCGCATCAAACTCTTTAATTCGCGGCACAAACGGGAAATCTAGTGGGATTGTTCCCATGTTGAAAGTTTTTAATGATACTGCGCGTTTTATTAATCAAGGAGGAAAACGCAACGGATCATTTTCCGTTTACCTCGAACCATGGCACGCAGATATTGAAGATTTTCTTGAAATGAAAAAAAATCATGGAGATGAAGAAATGCGTGCGCGTGATTTGTTCTATGCTTTATGGATTTCAGATTTATTTATGGAACGTGTGAAAGATAATGCATCCTGGTCTCTGGTTTGTCCGAATGAATGTCCTGGACTAGCAGATGTTTATGGAGACGAGTTTGTTTCACTATATACAAAGTATGAAAATTCTGGAAAAGTACGTAAAACTATGAATGCTAGAGATCTATGGTTTAAAATTTTAGATGCTCAAATGGAGACAGGAACACCATACATATTATATAAAGATGCGGCAAATAAAAAGAGTAATCAAAAGAATCTTGGTACAATTAAATCTAGTAATCTTTGCACGGAGATTATAGAATACTCTGATGAAAATGAAACGGCTGTTTGCAATTTGGCATCGATTGCCCTTCCAGCATTCGTTAATGAATCTACACGTAAATTCGATTATGAAAGATTACATTATGTTGCGAAGGTGGTGACGCGAAACTTGGATAAAGTAATAGACGTTAATTTTTATCCTACAGAAAAAACGAGAAGAAGTAATCTACTACATAGACCTATTGGATTGGGTATTCAAGGAATGGCAGACGCCTTTATTATGATGGATATAGCGTTTCATAGTGAAGAGGCCAAGGAAATTAATAAAATGATTTTTGAAACTATATATCACGCTGCTCTAGAAAAGAGTAATGAAATTGCTATAGAGAGAAAGTCTAAAGCTCTAGAAGTTCGAAATTATTTTGAACCTATTAAAAATTGTGATTCCCTGGACGATGACTTTGTTTATGATTATATATTTGACAAGTTAGCCGAAGAAAAAAGGGAAGAAATTTTAAATTTGCGTATGATAAAAAAGGAAATTACAAATTTAGATATTGCACATGCAGGAGCGTATAGTTCTTTCGCTGGAAGTCCTGCATCACAAGGTGTTCTGCAATTTGACATGTGGAATGTGGAAGCAAGCGATCGATATGATTGGCTAAGTTTGAAGGAATCTATCAAAGAGCACGGCCTTCGTAACTCGCTTCTTGTTGCACCAATGCCTACCGCAAGTACTTCACAAATTTTAGGTTACAACGAATGCTTTGAGCCTCTTACGAGTAATATTTATAGCCGGAGAACACTCGCAGGAGAATTTGTTTTAGCGAATAAGTACTTGATGCGTGATTTGATCGATCTCGGTCTCTGGAACGATAAAATCAAAAATAATATTATTGCAAATAAAGGGAGCATTCAACACTTGGATATTATTCCGCTTGAAATTCGTGAAAAATATAAGATAGTTTGGGAAATTCCCATGAAACATTTGATTGATATGGCGGCAGATCGTGGAGCATATATTTGTCAGAGTCAAAGTTTAAATTTGTGGCTGGAAGATCCTACGTATAACACACTCACGTCTATGCATTTCTACTCATGGAAACAGGGATTAAAAACGGGAATATATTATTTGCGAAGAAAAGCAAAACACCAGGCGCAACAATTTACCTTGGAACCCGAAAAACAAAATAATGGATCAGAAGAAGATCACGATATATGCGATATGTGCTCCGCCTAATTTTTTTTATAGATGTAATTTATAAAGATGAAAATAAATTTTACATTTATAAAAAAACTATTATTAGACTACAAATATCTTATTTTAGGAATATTACTGATAATAATATTCTTCAATTTTCCTGTTTCTGTTTCTAGAGAAGGATTGGAGACGTCAAACTGCGATTATAAATATTTAGATCCTCCATCCA